CGCCCAGTGCTTGAGGGGCTCCTCTTCCACATCGCTGACCGCATTCGAGTCTGCCGTCTGCATGGCAGCGGCCGTCGACACACTCGCCATGCTGCCATCATCTTGGAGCCGCAACCAGGGGCAGTCCGCGAACATTGCCACGGCGCCTTCGCAGAGCAGGCGGGTCAACAGCGTGGCGTGTTCACCGTCCGGTTCAACGCCAATGTCCTGTCCAAGCCGCCTGACAACATCGCTGACGGTAATACTCATGGTGCCTGGACTCCTTTACTTGGTGCGGTCGCGGAGGTCGTTGATCTTGGCGTCCATTTCCCGCAACAGGACTTTGATCTCTGTGAAATCCTCCCGGTTGCGCTTGTAGCGGTCCTCGGCGACATCCATGCGTGCGGATAGCGTTTCGGATGTGCGGCGCCCGTCAAAAATCAAGGGGAGCAGTCCCAGGCACACTGCAAGCAAAACACCGATAAGCCACTGAGTGGCGGTGATTCTCGCAAGAGCTTTTGTCACGTTCTCACACGGCGGGTGATCCACTGGGATGTCTTGTCGGTCACTCATAGGTAGAATCTCTGCTGGTTGACGCCGACATAGCCAGACCGGCGCTCATTGAGCAGCTCTGCCTTCGCCTCGCCGACGTGTTGTGAGAACACGGAAGCAGCCAAGGCGGCACTCTCCGGGTTATACCAGGGCACAGGTTGACGCCCGCCGCCAGGGTCCGCTTTCAACTCTGCTTCAGCGCCGGCCGCAATCCCAGGTCCCCACCGAGTGACAAGCCAGTCCACCACGTCCGTGCATTCGGTACTCGGAATGTAGACCACCGACACAATGATATCTTTGTCGGCAGTCACCGGGGCTGGATCGAGGCTCAGGACGCCCGCCGTCGAAAAGGACCAGTCATCCTCGCACTTTTCTACGCTGTCCACCGTGACCTTGTAGGCACGCAGGAAGAACGTGTCCGTGTAGGCCACGGAACAGATGTAATCCTCCTGATCGGCCACAGTCAAAATGGCCGCAAGGTCCTCGCGCCATATCTCGGTGAGCCGACAGAAGCGATGACACGCCCTCCGCAACGCCCGGAACTGAACAGCATCCGGGCACCGCGGGAGAGTCATCAGCGGTTGCAGCGTTGAAAGTGCTGTGGTCGCCATGGTTTACCCTTGTTCTGCGGCATCTTGAAGGCGGTCGAACAGTGCGCGAAGAGCCGGGATGTCCTCGGGGTCTTCGATCTCGGCATTGCCTCCGCGTGCGGCGATCTCTTGCACCAGGCGCTTGCTACCCCAGCGACTCACGACGCTCGGCGACACCCGTTTGAAAGCACTATCTTGGCCAACCACAGGTATCTCTTCGACCGGGGGAGGCGGAGGAAGCGGAACTTCTCCGGGATCAACGGGTGTTTTGGCCGGTTCGCTCGCCACAGGCATCCCCTCGGCCTTTGCCAGTGCGGCGGCCAAGCGCGCATTCTCTTCGATCAGTGCTTTCTCGCGCTGCGAAATGCTCTGGTTCCGGATGGTTTGCGACGAAACCTTGTCCAGCTCGATCAGGAACGAGCCGTCGTCCTGTTTATACTGCCATCCCGGGCGCATGTCCGGGCGGGACTCAGCGAGTTCCTTGGTCCAGGTGAACACGGCGCCGTCTTCACGCTGAAGGATGCGAAGTCTATCTTTGTCACTCATGAGTCATTGCCTCCTGAAGTGGGGGCCAACGGGGGAGGAGACAGGTTCCCGCGAAGGCCCCCATGGTGTGTGGGGTTATCGAAGGTCAGCCATCTCGACCAGGATGTCGATGACCGCTGCGTCGGCGGCGTTGTTGAACAGAACGCCCAGATACGCCCCGGCTGCGGTGTAGCCCTTGCCGGCGTAATAGGCTGGCGCGATCGTGTTCGGCGTGCCCTCGGTCAGCGTGATGGTGCGGGACTGCGAGATTGCGACACTGTTGCCGTTCACACCGTCCAGGAACCCGTCTGCGTCAATCACCGCATCGGTGGACGTGGTGTAATCGCCAACATCGATTGTCAGCGTGCCGCCCTCTGCCGTGGTCACATTGGCCCAAACGGCCAAGATGGCCGTCTCGGACGGGATGGTCATCAGTTTAACGACTTCCCCGCTCGCGACGTTGGTCGTGGCTGTGTCGATCGTGAACTTCTTGACTGCGGTCTTGCCGAACGCGGTCGCGGGAACGGCATCGCCGGTTCCTTCGAGGTATGTGGTGGTGACTGCCATGATGTTATCTCCTTGGCTAGAGTCGTGGTCTTGTCAGGCCCTTACGGACCCAGTGAAGAGGGGTGGAGGGGATTGCCCTCCACCCCTCGTTAGCGGTTAGCCCTTCTTGACGTAGCCGTGGCCAAGGGCTTCAGACTTGATGGTCTTGTGACCGAAGACCTGAAGCATCCGGACCAGAACGCCGAAGTCGTCCGGGTTGCGAACGGTCTCGACCTTCTTCATCTGCGAGGCAAACGCGATGGCCGACTTGTGGCCGAACATCGTGTTCGTCACCTGCACGGTGTCCGTCGCCGTGGCGAGGTTGTTCGTGCGGTAGATGTGGAAGCGGTCAATCATCCCGATCCGTCCGTTCCGAAGCATGCTGGTTCCGTCGCCAGCCAGGCTTGCATCTTTCAGTTCGGACTGCTTGATCAGGCCGCACGCCCACGACGGGAGCAGGAACCACCGGTCTTCGTCCGGTACATTCTGCTCGTCGAGCACGGTGCCGCAATCCACGATCCATCCCACGATGTTATCCGTGGTCAGACCATGCGGGTCGCCCGAAGCGCCAAGGTCAAACCCACCGGAGATGGCCCCGGCCGTCGTGCCCTTGTTGCTGGCGTGCGCGTCCGAATAGACGGAACTCAAGACGCTGTAGTCTACAGCGACCTTCAACGCGACGGAGGCATGCTCTGCCCATTTCGTCGCCAGGTCCTGGTCGAACTGCTGGAGGTCCACGTCGTTTTCGCTGATCGCCCAATACTTGCCCTTGTTGATCAACAGGTCGACGTAGCCCGGCTCAGGGTCTTCGTACTCGAGTTTCTGGCCCTTGACGTAATCTTTCGCGTTGATCGTCGGCAGTGTGCGGATGCGGACGGTATCGCCCGAATCGGAGACGTACTTCTCGAATTCGGTCGTGGCGATGGCGCCAAAGACGGTTGCGCGGTAGAACTCCACGAGCAGCGCCAAGGCGTATTTGACCGGGATGCTTGTCCCGGAGTGTGAAACAGAACCTGATGCGGATGGATATGCCATTGTGTTTTCTCCTCATCGCCACGACGAGGCACGTCAACTGAAGCAACGCGGGGCTAGGCCGCCGACTTCTTCTTGTTCGATGCCTTGTAGCGAGCGATCAAATCTTTCCGTTGGATTTCAAGCTCCATCGGGGTCAATCCGGACGTGATGAGGCGCTGCAATTCAGCAACGTACTCATCGTCGGTCATGCCGACCGGGGCAGCCTGGGGCTCGGGGGCCGGGCTGTTCGGTGGCACCACCTGTTCCGATGTTGAATCCGTGGGAGCGGTTGGTGTCTGACTCGGGTTCCGCTTGGCAAACGCTGCGAAAAGGTTGGACACACGCACGGGATCACGCGACTTGACGTGCTCATTGAGCAATGCCCCGTAGGAAAACCCACTCAGCGGGTCGACTTCCTCCAGGAAGGCATCAAACTCGTCCATGGCGTTGACCGTCTGCCAATCGGGGACCAGTTGCGTCAGATCCGCGTAGAAGCGGTCCTCGGCCTGCTGCTCGATAGACTGACGGAGCTCCTTGACCTCTTCCGATGTCCCGGTGTTGGTCGCAGCGAGAGCCCTCTGGGCCTTGATGACGGTCCTCCAGTAGTCAATCCCGTCTTCGTCGATCTGCTCGGCCGTCGCGATGGACTTAACCATCTCGTCGGTGATCTCGTTGGCTGGGGTTGCCTGGGGCGTCACGGTTGGCGGCGGCGCTGCTGGCGCGGGTGCCTGCGTTGCCTGTTCCAGTTTCGCGGTCAGTTGGTTGACCTGATCACGAAGACGGGCCGTCTCTTTGACGTACTTGCCGTTGACGACATCAAACCGGTGTTTCCAGTCCACTGCGGGAGCCGGGGCCGGAGCGGAGTCCGGTGCGGGAGTCGCGACAGGTGGCTGGGCGGGGTTGATGGGCTGCGCGGGCGTTGCGGGTGCGGCCGGGGGAGCGGCGGCGGGCTCAACCGATGGTGGGGTTTCCACCGGGGTTGGCGCCGAAGCCGGATTCGGTTCCGTCCTCATGGCTTCGTCTGCTGCGGCCTGTAATGCGCTTGGGACAGGATTGTCCATTGCGGTACTCCTTGGTTGCGAGCCCTTGCGGGGATTCGCGGGGTTGTGGGGAGCCTAGAAGGTGTTCCCCGTTACTTGTTCGTTCTCGAGCGCCTGGGCCAGTTGGGCTTCAGCGGATTCGATAGCGTTTACAATCTGGTGCAACACGCGGGCCTCGTACTTGGAGTCCCGCGCCTGGTTATCGTCTGGTGAGTCAATCGCCGTCCGGGTGGACTGCTCTTCCGATGCCTGGAGCCAGTCGCGCACGTTTTGCCACGGCGCACCGCCCGATGAGTTCAGGTAGGCGAAGGACCCCAAAAGCTGGATGTCAGCCGTAACGAGCATCAGCGCCATCTCCTGATAAGGATTCGACCGGCGATACCAATGCGCGTACGCAGGGGCTCGGTATTGATCACGGCCTTGAGCGTCCTTTCGGCGTGCTCGCCCGCATGCAGGGCCTCGCGGAACAGGGTCTTCGTGTCCTTGAGTGCGGTCTTGGCCTTCATCCTCTGAATGCTTCTGGCGCTTGTTGCGGGCATCTATGCGGCCTCCTCGGTGGGTTGTTCCTCAACGCCGGCGCCCTGCTGCATCAACATGGCCTGCACGCGCTGCTTCATTTCCTCTTCGGTCGGGATGATGTCGTCGACTTCCATGTCCAGCCCCTGGGCGACTTTGCGGAGAATGGCGGCACGCCCCTCAATCCCGATGATTTGCAGGTCAATCGGGTTGTTCGTCATATTCAGGAACTCTTGTCGGCGCATCTGGGTTTGTTCGCGGACCAGCATGGCGAGGGCGCCCTTGGGAACGATCTGCACATCGCCCTTGAGGCTTTCCTCTTCGAGATAGCGCATGTTCCAGGTATAGAGCCGCTCGATGGCCGGACGCAGCACATCGCGGTCGATGTTTTTGATTACGCGCTTAATGCCCCGGTTTGAGGCACTCATCAGCATGGAGAGTCCGCTCGCCGTGGCCCCGGCCCCCTTCATATCCTCGTTGCCGTAGACGTAGCGAGGGATCAGTGTCCGGTCGTCAGCCTTCTTCTCAAAGAACTCGATGACCTCCATCAGTTCCTGTTGACGAGCGTCAGGCTGGAAAAAGTCGATGGCCTTGCGGGCGCCAATGGCTTTTTGTCCGTGGAACAGCCAGACCTTCCATGCGGCCATCTTGCGTGCATTGGCGACCTCGCTTGCCGGGAGTGCGTCAAGATCGACGGCAACCTGTGGGCCGGATGCCAGCGCCAGGTTGTTCATCAGGTTGCGCGTGGCGCCGTTGACGCCCTCTTGGCAATCCTCCATCTTCTCAGAGACGGAACTCAGTCCCCAAACGCTGTTCTTGTTCTTGATGAACGAGGACACGAAGTAAGGGCGACGCCCCAGCGGGTCGGGATTCAGAACAGCGCGAACCACGTTGTTGTCGATCAGAACGCACGTCACTTCGTAATACTTGAACTTGTCCGGGACCTTGCTGGCCGACATGCCCCAGTCAATCAGCATGGACCCCTGTACGCGCCCCCAGAACTCGATGGCGCGCAGCGTGGAGTCGGGTTGCCCGGAGTTGACTTCCTGTTCGCGGTCCTCATACCCGGCCATCTCTGATTCACCGGCGATCTGCGGAGAAGCGTGTCCTGCGTCAGGAGTCGTATTCCCCGTGGTTGGGTCAATCTTGGGACCATCGGCCAGCACAGCCTCAATGTCCTTGCGGCTCCACCCTGGAAGGTCGCGCATGTCGGACAGGTGCGCCCGGTCATAGTTTGTGATCTCGCAAACATAGGACTCATTGACGTGGCGGGCGTTCGGTCCCATGAAGAACCAGAACGGGTCGACGCACCTCCACGTCGGGGCGACGACCTCTTTGACTTCGACCTTGCCGTTTTCCCACACGAGGCGCTTCTTGCGCTCGAAGACCGGCCCCTTGAAGATCGCTGACGGGTACGTACCAAGGTCGCTGGTGAACTCCTTGAACGCATCGAAGAAGCCGCCCTCCTGGGTCTGGTCCTCCATCTTGCGGACCATCCGCTCGCAACGCTCCTTGGCGTCGTCGATCAGCATCTGCAACGTGATGTCGTAGAGATCCTGAGTGAACTCTTGAACTTCCGTTGGGGAGGGTTCATACCCCTGCTCTCCGAGCTGCATGAAGTGCTTGATGGCGTTCTCGTACACCCGGATCGTCTTTTCCTTGGGCAACGATGGTATCGGGGTCGGTTTGGCGTCCCACACCTTGTCGCCGACCGGGGCGAAAACGTCCTCCATCCAAGCCTCAAACGCCTCGCATTTGGTTTCGGTGATATTGAAAAACAACTCCGAGCCGCCGTGCTGCCGAATGGCGGTCAGCTTGCTGCCCTCGTAGACACCGCTCTTGAGGCGACGAGACTTGAGAATGCGGTCGGTAACGCCTGAAGACTGCCTGTGCATCTCGGCTTTGCCGAAGCAGTGCAGGACGTGGCTCGCCAGGGAAGAGAGCACGGGGGACGCAGGAACCGAGGACTTAGCCTTGGCTACCTCCTCTTGGTCCAGTTGTGCGTTGCTCTTTATGACCAGTGCCATCGGTTCTCCAAAGACAACGGGCGTAATGGGTATGGGCTGCCCATTACGCCCGCATCCGTGCCCGAAGCACTCTACTCGGCTATCCTCCGTCGAGGGTTCGCCTAACTGTCCTTTTCCTACCCCAAATCGGCGGGGTTCGCAATCAGATAAATCCTTCCCAGTTGCTCTCTTGCGGCGGCGGGGGGGCAACAGTCTCCTTGAGGATCACAGAATCGGCGCCAGACACGGCGTACTGTAGGGCATCTGCAACGTGTGACCACTTGTTCTTGGCTGGCTTGTCCTTGTATCGGTCCTCCCCGGTGACTTGCACACGCTCGAAATGGTAACCCCCACGGAATCCTTCAATGATCATCTTGCAAGACGGGTCAATCAGCAGGGAGGGCTTGCCCATGTCCACCGTTCGGAACAGGCGATCCATGACCATCTGGCGCCGGACTCCGAAGTCATTGGTCGGAGCGGGCCGAGTGGGAATCCCCATCTGCGCCAGCATCGCAAGGGGAGACAACTCGATGTCAGCCTGGGCGCCCGCCACGCCGGCCGGGTCTCCGATGCTCTCGACGGTCATTCCGGGGAAACACTGGGCCAGCATCGGCTTGACAGCATCCCCGGCGAATTGCTTGATGCCGCCACGCTCGCATACCAGTTCCCGCAGGACGCGCAACTGACCGCTCGGGGCGATCTGGCAAATCACGCACGCCGGTGTCAGCCCGAAATCCCACCCGAGCAGAATAGGCAAACCACGGAACATCCCCAGCGGGCGAGTGGAGACGTGCTGTGCATCGTTGAAAGCGTGCAGGTAGACCGGCTTGCCGGAGAAGACGTTGCCGTACTCCCCGCAACAGTGAACCAGTATCCAGTCGATGTCACTGCCTTCAGTGAGCCGTAGCCAGTATTGATACCCTAGCTGGTGGTTCTGCACATTCTCAGCGGCCGGGTTGGCCTCCCATCCAGAGATTCGGCCGTTGGCGTTACGGATCGGGATGAGTGCCCCGGGCTGCCGAAAAAACTCCCAGTTGCTGTCGATGAGCTTCCCGTCATCATCCCACTTGTCTGGGCGCTCTTCGGCCATCTTATACCACCAATGGTCCGTGTCGGGTGGATTGGTATCCATGATCATCCCCGCCAATCGCATCGGAGCGTCGGACTTCTGCTTGTGGCGCCCGGTGCGAGAGAAGGCCGCCTTAACGCCCGTCAAGGAGAGTTCACGGGCCACCTTGACCCACACCCCGCACACCTCAAGACATCACAGTTTGC